AGGTGGCCTTCCAGCTGTTGGCCCAGCTTTTGGCCCAGCTGCTGGTGCGGCTCATGCTGCAGGCCCCCACTCGCTACCCTCTGCGCCTGTGCCGTCCACCAGCACGTTGTTGACGTACTTGATGTTGGCGTCCAGCGTGGTGGCTGCAATCTCGGCCAGCGTGGGCTTGGTGTCCACCGCCACCCGCAGCGCGTGCAGGCTGTCGGTGGCTTCCACAAAGCCGTTGGTCACGCTGTTCACGTCTGCAAAAATGTCGCTCACCTTGCTCACCATGGTGGCAAAGTCGCTGTTTTGGCTTTGCGTCAGGCCGCCCGTGGCTTGGTCGTACACATACCAGCCCAGCACATAGTTGCCCTTGCTCATGCTGCAATCGCGGGCCAGCAGGCTGCTCTTGTCGTAGAAGATCAGCTTGAAGCCATCGGTGCCCGTGAAGCGGAACTTGCCCGCGCTGATGTTGCTGGCGATCTTGGTGCCGGTGGCGTAGTCGGCGTTGATGGTGCCGTTCACGCACTTCCACACGTCCACCAAGCCGCCCACGGTGCCCTGCACGTTGACAGAGCTGTCGCCGTTGGCGTCTTCCACATCGATGCCGATCAGCTCGGTGTCAAACGCGGTGAAGGTGCCGCCACCCGTCACGATCTCTTTGATGAACTTGGCATCGGCGTCGTAGCTGGCGGCCTTGATCGTGATGACGTTGCCCAGCACCGAATACACGGCAGGCGCATCGTCGCGCACCTTCACGCTGAAAGTGCCCTCGATGCTGGTGCCGCTTCGGGTGGCAATCTGGCCCAGCTTGATGCCCTGTTCGCTGAGCCGGAACACCGCCGTGCGGTCATAACGCTTGGATGGCCCCCCAATGGCGGTGTACGCGGCCACGGTGGCCTGCACGGGCTGGGTGATGCCCACATCGGGAACATCCACAAAGCTGACGGTGTTGAGGCCAGCGGCCAGCGTGATGCTGCCTGCCACGCGCTGCGAGCCGTACAGCTCGCGGGCGTAGTTTTTGACCAGGCCGACCGAGCCAGGTGGGTAGTACAGCGTGTAATCGGTGGCCGATGCGGTGTTGTTGGTCTGGAAAAGCTCGGTGGCTGTGGTGGTGGGGTGCCACACGCCTGCCACGCCTGCAGCGGTGACGTTTTTGAGCGTGAGGATGGAGGACGATTGCCCGCCTGAAAAATACAGGGCCGTGATGGTGCCGTTGTTGGTGACGGTGTTGGAGCCCAGCTGCAGGCCAGCTGCGCCCGCCGTGATCGTGCCGTTGTTCACGCCGGTCCAGCCTACCCAGTTGCGCAGGCTGCCAGTCACCACGCAGTCGTCGGGCTGTTGCAGGTTGGCCGTTTGGTTCAGTTGGTACTGATACGCGTCGTAAATTTCCTGAACGGTGCGCGTGGAGCCAAGCGCGTTTGTCCAGGTCTTGGTGGTGAAGTTGAACGTCACGCCCGTGATGGCCGCTGCGTTGGCGATCACTTTGTCGGTCGTTGGCAGTGAGGCGTGGCTTGCTGAGACTTCAAAAGTATTGTTTCCGCTCAAAGTAAGTGTAATAGGCTGCTTGTCGTAGCCGTATCTACTTAAAAAAGCTGGATGTGTTTCTGCTCCTAAAGTTTGTCCGCTACAGAAAAATTTTGGCGTGCTTTTTAAACCATTTGTATTTGCATAATCCCAAGCGTAAATAAATTCAGTTTCAGCAAATCCACCACTAACTAAAATGTTTTTCTGTGATAAATTAAACGTAATGTCCGAAGTAGCTCCTCTTGCTCTAATCCCTGAAACGTTTGAGCCTACAGGTTGAAAGTAGAGATAGCCATCATTTAAAACATTACCTAAAGCATCTTTTGAAATTGCTTTTATTTGTTTAGAATACTCAATGACGTTATATGTACCCCCACTGACGGATTGACTATACCAAACAATATTAGTGCCTTTTAAATTACCCTTAAGATTTACCCAACCACCACCATACAGTGTAATTTGCGAACCTACATAATAAGCGGCTTTCACATAAGTCGTATCATAATTGGGTATTTGAATGCGTGGGGAAACTGAAATAATAGAAGCATTAATTTCAGGGCCGTCGGTGTCAATTGGTGTATAACCTGCCAATGAAGTTTGAGCCACCCCAAAATTCATCCAAACACCAACCCACGTTTTTGTTGCTTGAAAATTAATCGAGGCCTGTAAATTGTCCTGTCTAATACGAGGTTGCCCCGTACCTGTTCCCTTTGCACATAAAATCCAGCAATTAGAACCTTCTGTCGAAATTACAGAACGATGTATTGAATAAGTAGTGAGCCAATCTGCGCCAAATCGAACGCAAGCATCTCTTAATCTAAATTTACCGGGATAAGCATCAGTACCTGTTAAGTATAGGATTTTTAATCCATTTGTACCTAACCAATCAAAGCCGGGATACGGGAAAGGCGCGTTTGCGGCTGCTGCTTTACGACCATTAAAAATAATTTCCCCGCCATTTACAGAACCATTTACAACAAAAGTATTGTTGCAACTTCCATCGTTTCGCAATTGTGCAATCGTCGTATCAACAGTTAAAGTGCCATTGATAGATAAGTCATTCCCTTGGCAATCAAATATGCGATAAAGGTCAGCACGGTTGGTAATCGTAAAGCCAGCAGCAGAACCTAAATTTAGGTTCACCGTATCTGTGCCAGTTTGCGTGATGCCTGTCTGAACCGTAAACGCTTGCGCTGAAAACGTACCAAAAGCCGTATCAGTGGTTAGCGAGGTTGCCGAAGCAATAGCCGTAATTGTCTTGGTTACGCCACCCACGGTAATCGTGCCGCCAACACGGGCTTGGGTAGGACCAGCTGCTGCGCCTGTTAATGTTGCAAACGATGTGCCTGTCCCTGTGACGGTTGTCGTGCCAGTGCAGGAAACCGTGCCAGCCCCTGCGACTGCTGCTGTTCGTGCAAACGTCATGGATTAAATCTCCAAGAAAGGAGCCTTGCTCTCGCCTTCAGGCTTGATGATCTCCAAGCCAATGCCAGCGGCCACGATCTCAAACGCGCCCTCTGGGGTTGCGAACCAGGTCTGGTATTGCGCAAGGCCGACCAGCGCATAGGTGGACTCGCCCGCCCACTGGCCTGCATCGTCAAACAGGGTGTATTTGAAGATGACGTGGTCAAACAGGTTGTCTTGCACGCTGGTCACGTTGAGCTGTGTGGCAACCACGCGCTTGCCGTTGGCGTAGCAGATGGCGGGTTTGATCTGGATGACTTTCATGCTGTGTTCCCTTGCATTGATGTTTGTTGGCTGGTGACCATGTGCAGCACGCCGGGGTGCATGCGCCATGGTTCGGCGTGGCCGATGATGGCGGCGCTGACTTCGCTGCAGAACCATTTGCGGGGGTGTTCGCCCCGTACAAATGGCAGCACCGATCTGGCGCAGCCGATGAAGTCATACGGCTGGCCTTTGTGGTCGGCCAGAAAGTGCAGGTAAGCGCCTTCGCTCACATGGGGCAGCGCGATCACGTCCCATTTGGCGGGGCTCAGCTGCATGTGTTTGACGCGCACACCGCCTTCGTGGTGGGCGCTGCTCAGGCAGTCCACCGGGCCCGCGAACGGGTCGCCCAGGCAGATCTCGGTGTGGCTGTATTGGCTTTTGGTGAAAAAGCGGATGGCCCGGTTGACCAATCCAGCCAAGCCTGGCTGGGTGCCTTTGTAGCTGGCGAGATAAATCATGGCTTTCAGTCCCGCGTTTCGATGGTGTATTCGGTGGTGGTGTTGACGATTTCGTCATTCGCGTCGCGCTTGACGGTTTGCACGGCGCGGGTGGGGTGCTGCACGACCACTTGGGCGGGCGGCATGTTGGCCTCGAAGTTGACGGCGGGCGCGGTGACGTTGACCACGGGGGCGGCCACGTTGACCACGGGGGCGGCTTGCTGGGGCACGTTGACGACGATGGGCATTTCGGTGGCGACCTCTTTGATGTGCGCGGTCATGGCGTCGGTGAGGCCGCGCATTTGGGCCTCGATGTCGGCGGTAGACAGTTGCACGGTGGTTTGGCGGTTGTTCAGCCCAGCGATCACAGCCATCAGTTCGGTGTGTTGGCGGTGCGCCTGGTCGTTGGTTACTGCGCTGTGGCTGGGCTGATCGGTGCCCTGGTGGCTGCGGCCACCGTTGGGCTGGGTGGGCTGGGCCCCTGCGTTGGCGGCGGTTTGTGCGCCGGGTGCGCCTTCGTAGGCGGTCAGCTGCACGCCAAACTCTTTGGCCAACTCTTGCGCTTGGCCGATGGCTTTGATGGTGTCTTCGTAGTCGTAGCCCATGCTGGCGCACAGGTCTTGCGGGGCCATGAGGCCCGCTTTGACGGCCAACACTTTGGCGTTCATGTCGCTTTGTGGGTCCACCCATTCCCAGCGGCGGGCTTGCCATTCGTGGCGGGCAAACTTGGCGGCTTTGCTGGCGGGCAGGGCCGAGCCGTTGGGCATGACGATGGCGCCCGACAACAGGGCCATTTGCAGCCATTGTTTGTAGACCGGCTCAATAAAGCAGCCGATGAACCATTCTTGGTCGTGCGTCCAGCGGTCGCGCTCTTCCAGCGTGCCCGAGCGGATGCTGGAAAAGCTGACGCCTTCCAGGTCGTTGGCCAGCGAGTGGTAGGCCACGCCCCAGCCGGTGGCGATGCGCTGCAGGCAGGTCTTGGCAAAGGGGCCAAACACCTCGTTGGGGTATTTGCTGTCGTGCGGGGTGAACTGCACGCCCTGGGGCAATGTGTCGTAGATGCCGGGCTGGCTGGCGGTGACTTGCTGGCCGTTGTCGGCCTGCCCGATGGGGGCCATGCCGTCTGGCGTGGTGAAAAATCCGTAGTGGTTGGCCCCGTGCTCAGCGGCCAGCAGCGCCGACAGCATGAAGCCGCCCAGGTGGTGCAGGCTGAGCATGCCGGGGGCCATCCACGGGATGCCGCGCACTTGCTCGGCGCGGGTGACTTTGAACCGGTGCAGCATTTCGTCTGCGGCCACGCGAATGCGGCGGCGGCTGCTGCGTGCGCCGTCGGATGGGTGCGCCTCAAACAGGTGCACGGCCACGGGGCGGCGGTACTGGTTGACCTCCACGCCCATGATGACGGTGTTTTCTCCGCTGGTGCCGTTGAAAGTGGTGTCGATGCGGTCCACATCGATGACCTGCAGCGCAAAGTTGAAGCGGTTGCCCGCGTCTGCGCCTTTGACAATGCGCACCAGAAACTCGCCATCGCTGGGCAGGCTGCCCATGATGTGGGTGCACAGGTCTGCAAAGCTCAGCTGGCCCGTCACGTCACACGCTTGGCCCCATTCGGCCCAGGCTTGCTCGATGGCGGCGTTGGCCAGGCGGTCGGGCTTGCCGGGGGAATCTTCCACCCGCGCTTGCAGGCGCACGCCCACGGGGCCGACCACGTTGTCTTCGACCATGCGCTTGAACTTGGCGGCGTAGTCGTTGTTTTGCACCAGCTGGCGACCACGGCGGCGCAGCAGGTCCAGGTCGCTGTAAAGCTCTTGGTTGATGCTGTTGGCCGTGGCAAACCACTCGCTGGTCATGCGGTCCAGGCGGGCGGCTTCAAAGCGGCGCACTTGGTTGCCCTTGGCCGGGGTGTTGCCGGTGACCCATGCGGCGGCGCGGCGGAAAATGTTGGGTTGGTTCATCGGCCAAATCTCACGTAAATGCGGCCTGGTGCGCCGACCGTGCCAGGGGCGGCGTTGGCGGCGGCGGCGATGGCTTGCTCGCGGGCCACTTCGCCTTTGAGGCGGTCGCGCAGTTGCAGCAGCTCGCCCATGCTGTAGTGCTTGAGGCGGCGGCCAGCGATTTCGTATTCCTGCACGTTGCTGGTGGCGGTCTTGAGCATGACGGCCTCAACGGCGTCGAGCATCACTTTGCTGGGGGTGCGGCTGTCGAGGGTGGCCACGCTGAACGATGGCTCGACCACGATCTGGCCAGTGCCCACGGTGTAGACATCGCCCGCCTTGCTGACCTGCGCCCGCCAGGTGTAGGTGCCCGCCGCCCACGCGCCGGTGGTGGCTGCGCTGGCGGTGGCCAGGTGGTCATCGCCCTGCGCGGTGGCCGTGATGGTGATCTTGGCCGTGGCGTTGATCAGCGTGTAGACCAGCGCCCAGCCCGCGCTGGCGGGGTAGTCGGCCAGCGTTTTGAGCCACTTGGCGGTGTCGCCCGCGATGATGCGGAGGGGTTCGGTGGTGGGGGTGGTGGTCACGGTGGTTTGGTGTGGTTTGCACCGAATGTCACCGCGCTCATGTTTACTTGTTAAGCAAAACGGTAAACGCTTCGCCCAGCCCAAAGAAAAACCCCCGCAATCTTTCGATGCGGGGGTTTTGGGTTGATGGTGGCGGGACTCGAACCCGCGCCGTCTTTGTGACACCGCCGCTGCGGCCCCAGGCTCTACCAGCTGAGCTACACCATCGGCTGTAAATGTATCTGGTTATTTTGGCGTTTGCCCGTGAAAGTAGCGCATCGGCAGCGGCTGCAGCTTGTCGGCCTTCACATGCTTCACCGGGCCAAGCCCCCAGCCATCGTCCACCAGCCGCCGCACCGGCACCATAACCCCGCCCGATTTCATGGCCATGACCTTGGCCTGGTGGAATAGGTACAGGTGGCCTTGTTGGGCAGTCATGTGGATCGGGCGCGGATGGCGGCGGCGTATGAAACCCAAGTGGGCGTTGTTTTTGGAGCGTGAGTCTCGATTAAATTTGCGCAGGCCTCGCGCTCAGTCGCCACCATCTTTTTGCACATCAGCGTCCAGCTGGCGTTTGCGCGGCGGTTGGCTTCTTCGGTGGCTTCTTGGGCGACAAGGGCGGCGAAGCGCTCGAGCTGCTCAGGGTTGAATGTGTGGGTCGGGCGTTCTGGGTAATGGCGGTTCGTATAGGGCGTTGCACCCGCCTCCCGCGCCATTCGGATGATGTCGTTGCGCTCCATCTCTCACCCCTTGCTGTTGATGATTTTCCAAAGAGTGTTGCGGTGCAGTCCATAGCGGCGCTCAAGCAGCATCATGCGTTCGCCCGCTTGGTGGTCTCGCAGAATGGCGGCGTTTCGGCTGCCGCGTTCGCGCCGCGCGCTTTCGGTGGTGCTGGGGATGTAAACCCGGTCGCCTGCGTATTCCCGATGCTTTTGCTCGCTGATTTTATGGGCCAGCGCCTGCAACTGGTCACGGTGCTCAGCCAGCGCGGCGCAAAACGCGGGGGCCAGCTGCAGCACGGCGTCGAGCACATCGTCAATCAGGTCATCGGGCGCGGCCACAAATGCGGGGGCGACCATTTTCTTGGCGTCAAGCAAATGGTCGGCTGGCTGTTCGATGTTCCCGAAAAACGCTTCGGGAACATCGGCGGGCGTGGCTGTGGCGGTGGATTTTTTCACCATGTTCGGGCGTTTCCTGGTTGGCGCGATGGGCGGCGCATGAGGGGGCGGTTTTGTTGGGCCTGGGCGGCGGCGGCCTGCAGGTCGGCGGCGGCATCGGGAGGTGTGAATTTATCTGTTGTCTGTGTATTTGTGTCATTATTTTTGACGTCGAATGCAAACAAATCACCGCTTTTTGGTTGCACGGCGTCTTCCAGCTTTTCCCACATGGCGCTGGTGTAGGCGTGCAGGCCCAGCGCGTGGGTGCAGAAGATGGCGTAGACGGTGCAGTCCAGCACTTCGTTTCGGGCGCGTTTGGTGTTGACCCACTTGTATTCAATGCCCCGGCTGGTCTTTTGCGGCACGCGGCTTTCGGCCGTGAGCTGGGTGTAGAACTCGATGGGCAGGTCTTTGGAAAAGTGCACGTAACCCGCGCCGGGCTGGGTGACCATGAGGCGGCCATAAATCAGGTCTTTGGCGGTGTCGGTGCCCACGTACCACAGGCGCACGCCGCGCTTGAGCACTTGGCCGCGCCAGTTGACGTCTTGAATGGTGGCTTTGCCCTTGACCATTTTGCTGGGCTGCGGGTCACCGCGCACGGCAAACACGCGCATGCGTTCGCGGTTGCGGCAGTAGTTGTACGCCTGGTGCGTGAAGTGGCCGCCCGTGTCCACGGCCATGGCTTCGATCTTCATGCCGCGCCCGTTGGCGTGGCTGAAAACCGTCTCGCGGTAGGTGTCGAGCTTGTCCCATTCGCGTTCGTCTGCGGGGTTGGCGGGGATGACGGTGTAGTCGACCGCCCACATTTCCTCGCCCTTGCCAATGGCCCAGGTCACCAGCTCGAAACGGTTGTCTTGCACGTCGCACCCGGTGACCAACACCAGCCCGCCATAGGGCACGGTAAAGCGTTTGTAGCTTTCGGCACGCAGGGCCAGGGCGTTTTCGTCGGCCTTTTCCAGCGTTTCTTCCCAGCACTCGCCCAGCGTTTCGTTGACAAAACCCTCAAGCGGGCCTGTCTCGCCAGCTTTGGCTTTGGTGCTGGCTTCCAAAAACTCGCGCACGATGTCGGACCATTCGCGCTGGGGGCTGTAGGCCGTCCAGATGTGGAAGGCAACATGGCGCGGGGCGTTGCGCTTGTCGCCGTGGGCGTTGCGCCAAATGCCGTCGTGGCCGTAGCGGTATTCGCCGCACTCGCTCACCCAGCACGCGCCCTGCTCCCACAGTTTCAGGTAGTCGGCCTGCGTGATGGTGCCCCGGCAATGCGGGCACACATGGCGCACGGTGGACGGGTCCGCGCCGTCCCACCTGAAGCCGTGGTCCACCTTTTTGCCGCCCCACAAAATGGGGTGCTCGGCCTCGCAGTGTGGGCAGGTGACGTGGTAGGTCACCCGCGCATCGGCGTGCTCTTCGCGGTATTCCACATGGCTCAAGCCCTTGACCCGTGGCGTGCTGCCCGCGATCAGCTTGGGGAACGGTGCGCCCTCCAAGCGGCCACGCGCCAAGGTGATCGGGTCCGACGATTTCTCGATCTTTTGGTCAAATCCATCGGCTTCGTCCAGCATGGCCACGGCCACCGTGATGCGCCGGTAAGCCCGCGCCGCCTTGCCGCCCAAGATGTGAAGCACCGAGCCCAAGAACGACTTGAGCTTCATGGTGTCCTCTTTGCCCGTCAGCAGCACCGGCTTGATCGCATCCACATCGCGCAGCATCGGGTCGACCTCGGACTTCACAAAGCTGTCACGGTCATCGTCGGTCGGCTGCCACAGCGCCTGCTTGCGGCGGCGGTGCACGGCGTTGTAGGCAATGAAGGCCAGCAGGGTCTTGGTGTACCCCACCCGCTTGGCCTTGCGCACCGTCACCTCTTCGATGTCGTCGTTGCTGAAAGCATCCATCCACCCGCGCTGGAACGGGTAAGCCTGCCACCGCCCCTGCGTGTGGCTGGACTCAGCCGACAGAAAGAAGTTTTCTTCGGCCCACTTGCTCAGCGTCTGCGGCACCACCGCCTGCAACGGCGACAGGCCCGAAGTGATCGCCGCCAACACGGCCCGCAGGGTTTCGGATGGGGCGCGGCTCATTCTTCGCCCTCTGGCTCAAAGTCAGCATCGTCAGCCGGTGCAAGGTTCTTGGCCACCAGGTCAGCCGTGGCCCGCACCCACTCGTTGCGAGCGTTGGCCAGCAGAGCCATCACCTGGTCACGCGCAGCCTCTGGCAAGTCGGGGCAGGTTTTGCGCAGCGCGGCGGGCAGCTGGTCGAAGCGCTCCACCACCGACTGGCTGGCCGTGGCCAACACCTCAGACAGCAGCCCGATG